TTAGCATTGATAATCATGTTAGAATCACAATCATAAAGATAATCAGACACTAAGTTGACTCTTTTAAATAAGTATAATCTTGAAATTTTATCTTGAGTTCTAAATAGATTCATTTTATTAAGCAGAGTGTCAAATTCAACAGATTGTACAAAGTAATTTCTTACAAGCTGATTTGAGCTACCATAAGTTATTAAAGTACTAATTTCATCACTCATAAGATCATATTTATCCATGATATCCTTTCTCTTGTTAATAATGCTTTTATCTTGATATCTTCTATGGACCAGCATATATTCAAACATTTTGAGATTTCTTGTAACATTAATTTTGATTATATTATCTGCGAAAACTCCATATTTTCTCACGTTCACAGGATGAGCTAAATTGCGACCATATGTATTCAAAGATAAAAATTGAGCCTCTGGAGGTAGCTTGTAAATTCTTTTAAGATATTGAAAACCTATGATTTCCATAGCACAGGCGCCTAACAAATCACAACTTTTTTCATAATAAGCAATAGATCTTCCTAAAAGATACTTGTAATTTTCTGAATAACTTTTATCTTCAAAAGGTTCGAGGAAATTAGCAGCTGATTTGACAGGGTTATCAAATATATTTGATCTAATATTTACTACACCTACCATTTCAGAAGCTAATCTAGAAAAAGAATCTTTAGTTTCTGAAGTCATCAATGCAAAAATACGAGGTACATATGTTGAAAACTTAATGAAGCTTTCATGAAAAGCTGGTGGACAACTTATCATCTCATTTTTATCATCAGAGTGTACAAGCTGAGCCCAACTATTTTTTGATAAGATATATGAAAACTCTTTGTCTAAGTAATGTGAAAATAATGTATTTCTGAATAATTGTTCTAATTGATGCACAAAAGAAGATATGTTGTGAAATAAGCCTTGTCCCCATGATTCTTCAAGTAAAATATATCTCATATTCAGAGTAGAATCAACATCTAGAGTACTATCTAGAGATAAGCTTGTGACAGACGAGGGTACAAGAACTTTCATACCTTTTAAAATGTCTAAATTAAATCTAAGAAGCTGATAATATTTCTCACTTATGATTTTAAGAGATTTCATTTCTTCAGCCAAAGTTATAAATTTCTTATAAAGATCTTGGCCAGACCATTTTCCCATATCTCCATTATAATACAGCACATCATCATGTCCACTGTTTGAAACTAATTGAGAACATTCTTTTATCATAGTTAAC